CACGATATCCCCTAACCGATGATCTTGAAGTAGACGTCTCCGTCGTTACCACCGGTCGGATCTGCCGTGCCCGAGGTGATGCCCGCCGCGGTACGGTAGGAGGACTTGCCGGTCGGGATGAGCGCCTTGAGCTGGGCGATGTAGTCTCGGGTACGGTTGATCTCCCGAGCTCCCCAGCGAACGCGTCCTTCTTCGCCGGTATCCGGAACGGTGGAATACCCAGCGGCTACTGCCTGATCTCCGACAGCCATGTCATACCTCCCTCACAAATATCAGGGCTGGTCTGCCCATGCGGTCATGTCACTGTCGAGGTCGAGCCAGACCTTGTTACTGTCCCACGACAGCCAAGACCCGGTGTTGATGAAGGTGTTGAGGGTCAGAGTGGGGTACGACCTCTCCCCCTCCTTGTCCTCGACAAATATCTGCTCGGTCACCCGCATGTTGTTGGTGACCCCGTCCACGTTGCGCACTTCGACCACGTCTCCGAGGTTGTAATGCGTTCCGTAGACGTACTGACTGCTCTGACTGATCTCTCCGTCGAACGCCTGGTACGTACGAGCCTGGGCCAGTCCCTCGTAACCCCGCTGCTGAAGCGCCGCGGGAACGTCGGCTGTCGAGTCCGCCGTGATGTCGCTAGCGTCGATCACCAGAATATGGCGCTCGAAGCCTTCGACTTCAGGATCGACACCTGCCGCAAAGACCATCTGAAAACCAGCCGGGGAATACACATACGCTACGTTCTTTGCGCCTTCGATGCATGTCAACTCTTTGGTGTTCTGCAAGTTGTCCATCTCAGGGGCGAAGATCACAGCAGGCAGTACTGTTTGGTCGGTGGTCCGATCGCTACCGACGTAAATATCGAACCAGAGCTTCGACATGTCCTGCTGACGCAGAAGACGAAAGCCGAGATTCCACGGACCCGCAACGGCACTGATTGCGTCGTACACCGTAGTCGGAGAAATATCCACCGTGATAGGGTCAATCGGCTCCACGATGGTGTCGCTCGGCAGGAATCGCCCCTCGTTGATGAAGGGGATCTTGTCGTTGACGTCGAGGATTCCGGTGACGCAAATATCGTGGAAGATCTTCCGAGCGACCGCTGCGGGCTTGTCCGTGATCGTCCACTTGACGTCGGTCGTCGTGGTCTCTCCGGAACCTGGGTCCGTGGTGGTTGTCTGGGTGGCGGCATTGGCGGAATATGCCACTCGGTCGTAGAGGAGTACCTCCAACGAACGGCCCTTGACGACAAGCATCTTGGCTCCGTCGTCGTTGACGTCGTCCTCTACGGTTTCGATACGCATCACATAGTTCGACTTGTTCAGAGCCAAATATGTGTCCGGCTTCAGCAGACTTCTTGCCTTGTACGAGGAGAAGATGTCGAGCTGGAAATCGCCGTACCCCTGGAACCTTTCGGTCCAGATCAGGGATTCGTACTCGTCGACCACGTACTCTCGCCGGAGGAGAGGATCGAGTGTGTAAAGCTCCATCACAGTCCTCCGTATCTAGTGACGTAATCGATGGTGTACGGAACCCCCGCTCCTGTTGCGTAGAAGATGATGAGGTTGTCCCCCGGCATGAGCTCGATCCAGCTGGACTGAGGTGACATGCCGTAGAGGAGCGAGGATATGCTGCCGCCTCGCTTCAGGGTGATCCCCTTGTCCCCACTGACGGAACTGATGGTCAGCACGTCGCCGGAGACAAGGGGAGCCGAGAAGTCGAGTTGACGCAGATCGTCGTTGGGCGGCTGATGGTAGATCGTGAATGCGCTCAGCGTACGATTGACATTGAGCGTGAACACGGTACCGGTCTTCGAGGTCCCCGGATATGCGATGAGCCTACTCGCGGTTCCCGAAGTGGTCATACCATCGCCGATGTGACCCAGCACCAGGCCCAGGAAATCGGGCTTGAAGCAGACGACGGAGATGCTCATCGCGGGATCTGCGGTGAACAAAGTAGAAGGACTGTCCTCCACCACTCCGGATATGGTCACATCGGGACCTTCGTCGTCATAGAAGGTCAGGTCCACCTTCGCCGTAGGCATGAAGAATGCATACAGACGATTCCGTAGGCCTCGAACCGTGTCCGTGAGAGGATTCGGTTCGAGGCCTACGGTGAAGACGATATTTCGCGTCTCTCGTCGAGCGGACTGGAACTGCGCGCCGTCTACCCCGGCGAAGCTGGACGACGTGAGTGTCGCCTTCACCGGGTCCAACCCGTCGATGTTCTGGAGGACGAATCCAGACTCTTCATCGTCGAGCTGGAAGGTGAGCAGGTCGCCCTGAGGCGTACTAACGTCCACTCTTGTTAGCACTAGTCGACAGAGCTCCCTTCGCTCTAGACAGCTGATTGTTGGTTTGACGGTAGATCTCTGCCGAAGACAGAGCCGTCGGGGAGTTGTTGTACTGGTTGAACGTGACCGGCGAAGAAGTCTCGGTTGCCACGTGGGCGTCCGCTACCTCCTGCATGGCCGCACGGGCATTGGCGATTGCCGCAGCCTTGGAATATGCAGAGTCGACCTTGATCGGCTGCCTACCCAGCACACTTCCGAGCTGACCAGCGTCCTTCTTGACGCTCGACAGATCCAGAACCGGAGTGATGACAGGTCGAATATCGACCGGGCCGCTGATGAGATCCGAGAAGCCAGACATCGACTTCCTCAGCGCATCAACCGCCGTCTGCCCAGTATCGCCAGCAGCCTTCGCTACGACACCGGACATTTCGCTCAGACCCACCGCGACACCCTCGGCCGAATATCCGCCAACTTCGGCGAACACGGTTGAAGGAGACTTGATTCCCAGCTTCTTCTTGATGGCCTTGACCATCGCGTCGGCCAGAATATCCATCTGCTTCTTGAGGGCCTTCTGCTGACCTTCAAGCCCCTTGACGAGACCTGCTGCCGCATCGACGCCCGCCTGGTAAAGCTCCTTGGATGCCGTTTTACCGAGACCGGTAGCTACGACGTCAAGCTGCTTGTCCAGGCTGTTGATCTCATTGACGCCGTTCTGACCCTGCGAAAGAAGGTCATTGACGAACGGCAACGCAGATATGCCCTTACCGAGCAGATCCTTGTACGCCGTATCGTTAAGACCCATCTTGCGGAGCCGCTGAAGAGCGTTCGAGAACTCCTTGGTCTTCTCGATCTGAGCCGCGAGGTCCTTCTCGTAGCTCGCTGCCGTGGTGTTGGCATCGATGGACGGGAGTGCCGCGAATTCGTCGTGGATGGACTTGTTGTAGTCGTCCCGAGTCTTCTTGGCATTCTCGAGCGCCGTCTTGGCGTTGTTGATCTTGGTGGTGTACTCGTCGTACTTGTCGTTGAGCTGGTCGAGCTTCTTGTGCTCGTCACTCAGGTTCTTCGTCAGATATGTGTAGGCGGAAGCAGCCTTCTTGCGCTCCGCAGCGGTCGCCTTGGCATTCTTCGACAGATCAAGCAGTTGCTTCTTCATGTCGTCGAAGGCCTTGTCGACCTTGTCCTTGTCGCCGCTCTTCAGACCCTTGACGAAGCCCTCGTTGACGGACTTACCAATGGCAATGAAAACCTTGGAGGGTGAGTTGATGTGAAGAACGCTCTTAGCAGCGTCGATTGCGGACCCGGCAAGATGCCTGGCCTGACTGACAACCTCACCGACACCAGCGGCAAGACCCTTCGCCATACCCTTGACAATGGCCACCGCCAGACGACCACCGGCCGCACCCAGTTCACTGGAATGCGAGTTGATCGCCTTGGTGACCCCGTTGATGAAGCTGAGAATAAGCTTCACGCCGGAATCGATGATCCTGGGCAGGTTCTTGGAAATGCCGTTGAGGAAGTTGACAGCCACATTCGTAGCTGCCGTGATCATCTTCCCGATATTCTTGGCGATGCCGTTGAGCACACCAGTGATCAGGTTCATACCCGCGACTACCATGCGAGGTACGTACTTGGCCAGCTGCTGAAGCAACATCGTAAGCATACGGAGAAGTGTGGATATGATCTGAGGCGTCAGAGTTGCAATCGCCTTGATCATCGCACCGAGGACGGTGGTCATCGCCGAGAATATCGCCGGTCCTGCCGTAGCAATGACCTTGGCGAAAGCGATGATGCCCAGACCGATCTCTTCCATGAGCTTCGGAATAAGACCGATCAGACCGCTGACAATACCGATGACAGCTGCCGATGCCGCCGTTCCCACCGCGGCCAGAATGGCCAGCCCCGAGGAGAACAGGAATACGCCAGCGCCAGCGGCAAGCATCGCGACGCCGAGAATACCGACGGCGAGACCGAGCGCAATCATCATGGGGATAACCGGCGTCAGCAGCAGAGCCGCCGCACCGAACACCACGAATACGCCCGCCAGCATCAAAAGGCTCTTGCCGATTTCCGCCAGAGACATGTTGCCGAATGCTGCAAGGACGGGCGCCAATATGGCCAACGACGCTGCGATGATGAGCGTTGCCGCGGCACCCGGAAGGGCGCCCGTCATCAACAGCATTGCCCCGGCGATGATACCGAGGGTGGCACCCAGCAGAACGACAGCCTTAGCGATCTCTTCCCAAGAAAATGCCGCAAAGTCAGTGAGAGTCTGGGCAATCATCTTGAGTGCGACTGCTACGAGGAGAATACCCGCGGCAGCAAGCGGAGCAGTCGGCGGAATGACGTACAACGCCGCAGCGATGATGGCCATTGCGCCAAGCATGAGCGTGAGAGAGGAACCGATGTTGGCCCAAGACATCTGAGCCATCTGCTGAAGAGCATCGCCGATCATCCCGAGAGATATGGCAGTGAGAAGCACACCCGCCGCAGCAAGAGGAGCCGTAGGCGGAATAAGCATCAGAGCACCCGTGATGATGGCAAGCGCACCCGCCAACGTCACAAGACCCTTAGCTATCTCACCCCAAGACATGTTGGCCATGTCCTTCACAGCACTGGCGAGGATCTTGATCCCTGCCGCCAGCAATATGATCCCGACACCCTGAGCGATACCGCCCGCGTCCGCCTTCGCGAACATGGTGAAGAGAACCAACGCGCCGAGAATGGCTCCGACTCCGACAAGCCCCTTAGCGAGGTCGTTCCAGCTGAGACCCGACAGATCCGTAACTGCACTGGCCAGGATCTTGATACCCGCCGCAAGGGCGATCAGACCGAGGCCTGTGGATATCATTCCAGACTGAGGCGGCATGAACTTCATGACGGCGAACAAGCCACCCAGAAGTACCGTGACGCCCGTCAGGCCCTTGGCAAGCTCGTTCCAGTTCAGAGTCGACAGCTGCTTGACTGCCTGAGCCAGAATAAGAACGGCCGCCGCAAGGAGGATCAGAGATCCCATCACGAACGGCATCTTGGCGAAGCCCGCAGTTCCGATGAACTTCTGGAAAATGGCCAGCGAGCCGATGAGCTGGGCGAACATTCCTGCCATGGCCGTGGAGGCCCGAGTGAGTCCGTTCGCGTCGATCGTCGACAGCTTCGAAACCGACAGGGTAAGGATGCCGATGGCGATGGCGATTTCGAGGAGCGTCGTCGCCTTCAGCGTGCCCTGCATGGATTCGAGGGTTCCGGTGAGAGCCTCGAAAGGTCCGGTAATCGTCTCGATGAAACCAGAGGCGATGTCACCGCCGCCCTTGATCTTGTCGATGAACTTCTTGACGATCAGGAGCAGACCGGCAAAGAGGCCAGTGTTGATCCCGTTCAGGACGTCGTCGAAGTTCATCCCCGAGAACATGTCCTTGAGCGCCGGGCCGACCCCCTGCATGAAGCTGGTGATCTTGTCGCTGATAGGACCGAACGAATCTCCGGCCTTGCTGATCAGGTCGAGAAGCTTGCTCCATCCGGCGCGAACCAGAGCGAGAATCTTGCCGAAGGGGCCAAGCTTCGAAGTGACGCCAGATATGGCGCCCTCCGCCTTCGAGCTGTCGAAGCCCTGGAAGAGAGCCGCGAGCCAATGAGCGAACGCCTGGACCAGCTTGATCGGAACAGAGAGAACCGTAGCCAGACCCTGGAAGAACTTCTTCAGCCCGTTACCGGACTCGATGGACTTCTTGAGACCTACAAGGAAGTCGCCGATGTTTGCGGTGAGGGTGAGGAACCCGCCAGAACCCTGGGTGATTACTCCGAAGAGATGAGCGAGGACACTACCCACGCCCTTGATCAAATCCCATGCGATACCAAAGACAGCAAACACACCTGCAAAGGTGCGCTTCAGTTTGTCAGCAGTTTCACTTCCTATTTTGAGCTTCGACATGAAGTCCGAGAACTTCTTGGTCATGTCGGCAAGTTGTTTGCCGGTAGTGGCCGGGAAGATCTCTCGGAACGCGTCGTGGATGGGCTTGATGACGGCCGCGAACGCCTTTACGCCATTCGTGATGCCCTTGATCAGGTCATCTCGACCACCAAGAGCTTTCCAGTCCGACAACATCTTGTTGCGAGCGTTGGCGGACTTGCTGATGACGCCGTTGACGGCATTGCTGATCCCGGTGAACAGACCCTTGGCCTCGGTGAAGTCACCGAAGATGGTTTGGAAGGTCTGCGACCAGCCGGAGCCAATCGCTTCCTTGGTCGTGTCGACGAGCTGACTGAACGTCTTGACCTGTGTAGCAGCTTCCTTGGCCGTCTTGGCCTGAGCCTGGATGGCCTTGATCTCTGCCTTGTTGAAGCCCTGAGCCTTCAGTTCGGCGTCGCTGAGGTCTCCGGTGAACTGCTTGAGGGTCTGTGTCAGCACCTTCGAGGTAAGCCACGATTCCTGGCCAGGCTTCGCCGTGATGGACTCACGGAAAGACTTGCCTCCGATCGTGACGTTCTTCATGCTGCCCTTGAGCTTGACGGCGCCCTTATCGAGGGTCCCCATCTTTTCAGCAGTCTGAGCCAGAGCACGCTGGAATACGGTGCCACCCATACCGGCGTTGACGACCGAGTTCCAGTCCTCAAGCGACACCCGTCCCGCGGATATGGCCTGAGAAAGCTGATACATGGCGCCAGATGCCTGCTCCGAGTTGGAGCCGGACAATGCCGCGAGGTTGGCGATACCCTTGATCGACGCTGCCGAGGTCTTCAGATCGACACCGGCGGCCGTGAAGGTGCCGATGTTCTTCGCCATCTCGGAGAAGTTGTAGATCGTCTGGTCGGAATAGTGGTTCAGGTCGTTCAGGGACGCTTCCACGTCCTTGAGGGTTGCCCCGGACGCCTGGGTGTTGGCCAGAATGGTCTGGATCGAGTTCAGGTTCGTCTCGTACTCATGGAACCCGTCAGATATGGGCTGAGTAGTGAACGACTTGGCGAATGCCAGACCGGCGCTTACGGCCTTCGAGGTGATCGTAGCCAGTGCCGTGACACCAACGACCGAAAGAGCCTTGAACTTGTCGGCTACTGCCTGAACGCCATTTCCGATACCGTCGAGAGACAACTTCTTGCTGGCGTTGTCGACCTCGCTGAAGTCCTTGGTCGACTGACTGGCGAATTTACCGAGGCTGTCGCGAACCCTGTCGACGCCGGACCTGATGTTGTCAAGACCCTTGCCGGAAGACGGCGTCTCAAGCTGCTTGGTAAATCGTCCGAGAGAGTCGCGGCTTCGGGCGACGCCTTGTTCGAACGCCTGGTTGTCGAACTTCAACCGAACAATGCGTTCGTCAATACTGCTCATGTGAGGGTCACCGCCTTCCAGACAATATCAGCGATCTTGTCGAATACCGGCTTGATGGCCGGGTTGATGAAATCTCGGCCCTGAACGTAGCCGCCCGTCCCGGTACCGTGCCCCATTTGAAGCATGATGACGACAGGGAATCCGTTCTCGGTGTCGGAGTTTGTCCAGGCGATTTCGTGAATTCCCCCGGAGCTAGAAATCTGGAAATCCCAAGAATTTCGAGCTCTTCCGGTTTCAATCGGGGTTGCTGAAGAGAGAGCCGAAACACCCATCTGGCCACACGTCGACAATATGCTGTCGATGTTGAGTCGATGCACATGGTCAAGAAATGCCTGCGTGCTCTTGAAAGAGCCGGTGACGGTGACTGTGATCATGATTCGGCTCCCTATCAGCTACTCCAGGCCGGTCATCTTCCGGCCGGTTTCGAACACAGCGGCGTTGGAGGTGCGGACGCCCTCCATGGTCTCGAAAAAGCTCCGGAGGACATACGCCTCGTCGGCGCTGTATCCGAAACCTTCTCCCGTCAACGGGTCGTTCCCCCCGTTACTCGGATGGTTGCCCAGCCAAGCCGCGATGGCCTCGACGTTGTCGAATGCCTGGCGGAGCTGAAGAACCGTCGAGGCGGCCTTCATGTCGAGCGTGCCCTTATCGACGTTGTAGCCGAGAGCCATGTAAATATCTCCTAACTAGGCGGTGGTCTCGTAGCTGAAAGTGCCACGAAGAGCATCGGAGCTGGCCCAGGTCCAGGGAGTGATGGAATCGATGTCACCGCCGATACCACCACCTAGCGCACCGGCGACGAAACAGGTGAGAAGGTTGAAGGAAACGGCCGTGGAACCGGTAACCTTGATTCGGGTGAACCCGAGGTTGGTCGAATTCCGGTACACGTCTCCAATGCCCAGGAAGGTGCCAACGGCGGTGTTCGCAGGCCATGCAGGAGGAAGGCCCAACGTCCAGTTGTCGGTGGTCGTGGCACCGGAACCGAAGTTCGTAGTACTGCCGAATGTCACGTCGAAAGTGACATCCACCTTCTTGCCGAGCTTGAAGGCCTTGGCGTTGACCGAGGCATTCCCGTACGACGGAAGATGCAGGCCACTCGTAGTCCCCCAGGTCGGAGTCCAGGTTTGCCAGACGCCTGGGTCGACCAGAGTCTTCTGCCAGGCAGTCCATCCGCCCGCCGACGTTGCAGTGCGGAACCACCGGACAGGGGTGTTGCTGCCGCCGACGTGCTGAGTGAACGTCTGACGACCGAAGTCCGTACCCTCGATATAGGTCTCCACTTCACCAGCCATACCGGCGAAGTCCCATGCCGACGACGTCCCCGAGGTGTAGTACAGCCTCGACAGACCAGCCGGATAGTTGCCCCGTGTGGTCGTCTGGGTGAAGCTGGCCGCGTTGAGCTGGACCATGAGCATCATCTGAGCCCACGAGGTCCAACCACCGCCACCTACTGCCGAGTTGTACTCACGAACCCATGCCTTGGTGGAAGCTGTACCGCCAGAGTTCTCGTAGAATATCTGGGCGGTACGAGTCGAGTCGATGCTCTCGGTGACGATCGTTCCGGCGCCGCCGTTGGGAGTCCATCCCGAGCCCGCGCTCACGCTCTGGAGCGAAGTTGCGTAAGGCCAGGATGCGGGGGTCGCGCTCTCGGCGATGCCGCTGACGATCTGGACACGATATCCCGGAAGTGATGCCAGACCCGCCGGAGTTACCGCTCGGGTCGTGTCGGTACCCGCCTGCGTTTCCGCGTTGGTGGCGAGCTCGACGATGCCCGACTGACCCGTGGTTGCGGAGAGGACCGCGCCACCATCGATCAGGGTTCCGTCGTACTTGGTCAGGATGAGGTGACCCGCCGTGTCGAAATGCCCGTCGACGATCGTCCCGTCTCGGATGGCCAACATAGCCTCGGCGGTCATACCTGTGACGGTAGCCATAGGACCACCTTTCTAATCAGAGGAGAGGGTGTACGTCTTGTCGTCGATGAATACGGCGTTGTTCGATGTGATCTCGAAGGTCTCCGAGTCCAGCATCCGAATAACGTCGTACGGGGCCTCGACCGTGAACGTGCCGTCGCCGTTGTCGGTGACAGTCATGGTCGACACGGTGTCGTAGATCGAGATCAGGTCGTCGAGGCTGGGAATTCTCGCCGAATCCGAATCGGTTCCGTAGAGAATATCCTCGACCGCCGAAAGAACCGTTGGATCTGTTGACCGGGAGTCCAGCACGATATGGGAGGTTCGCCGATACCCCGCCATGGCCGGAGGCTTGGTCGTGATCTTCCAACTGAAGTCGTCCGGGTCGTTCTGTTCTTTGAGCGTGGCGTGATCACGACTCGTCGGAGACGTCATAGCGTTGTAGACGATGTGAAGCTTGTACCCGAAGTTGTCCGACTGATCGTTTCCGATCATGGTCCGGTAGGAGAAACCGAAACTCTTCCTTCTCTGGTGAGTGAGGAACAGTCCCTGTCGGGGTTGAACACTGCCGTCGCATAGCTCGAATTCGACGGGATATGTGAAGGCAGTGATGGTTGCTTCGAACTCCTCGGGGGACGAGCGGTTCAAGTACTTGACGCCGTCGATGTAGAACGGTCGTGGGTCGCCGCCGGTGGGGCTCTCGTTGACGGAAGTCAAGCCGTTCCATACGACGCCCGGTTGTCCGTCGACGAAAAGGACGCCCCTGTCGATGCCCGCCTCATAGTGACGGGATCCGGGGGCGTCCCAGTTGAGCCTCGGCATGTCGAGTTCCTCCTCTCACCCAGAAGTTCCGAGTTTTGCCCTGCGTTGTGCGTTCAGCTCTCGCTGCTTCTGGAGGAGCTCGTTCCTACCCATCTTCTTCTGAGGCGCGTTCTTCTGAGAACACACCCTGATGAGTGTGAACAGCCGAGACAAATGCCAGCGCTCACACTCCAACCAGATGTTGAGATCGATCATCCAAGAGTAGATGACTTCAGCAGTGATGATCTGATGAGTTCGCCGCTGGTCCGGCCCGTCACTGAACCAGGTAGCGCTTGCCTTAGCCTGGATGTATCTCTCGATCTCGGTGAAGTTCGCCACAGAAAGTTTGTTGAAGACTTCCTCGGGAACATTCGGGGTGAGCGTCATCAGCTTGACGTACTCGAAGACTTCTTCGCTGGTCTTCTCTGACTTCCCGTCGGAACCCAGGAAAGGCTTTTCGAAGATTGCTTCCCATTTTGACAGGGAGGCCAGAGAGTGCTCGAGCTCCAGCTCGAACGTCTCCGCTATGAACTGTTTGGTTGCGTCGTCGTAGATCTCCGACATCACAACTTTGATAGTGAGCACTTTCTGGCCTCCTCCCTGTCTTGGGCCGACTACGCGTAGGTGAACAGCCAGTCGTCGTCCGTGACGGACGGGAACTTGTGCCCCGAGGTCGGACGAGCCTCGACGATGGTGTCCGTGGTGATGACGAGCGGACCCGCCTCGACCACGTCGCCGTTGACGGAGTACTGGACTCCGGTGACGGTCGGGATGGTGATGGTGTGGGTGGACGAGTTGTAGGTCGGAGCCGTCGGCGTGACCTGCGTGACCGTGCCGGAGAAGACGGCGATGACGTCCTCGGGCAGCGGCAGACGCGGGTCGGTGCCCGCAGTGCCGTACAGCATGTCCATGAGGGTCCCGAGGGCCGTGGCGTCGACCTTGGTGGAGTCGATGGTCAGGCTCGCGGTCGGCTTGAACGGCTTGCCGGTGGCCGGGTTCGTACCGGGGACGTCGACCGGAGTCGTGGAGATGTCCCAGCTGAGACCCATCGCCTCGGGCGAGTCGTTGACGGTGGCGTACGCCTTCTCGGACGGGGCCGCCAGGGCGCCGTAGACCAGGTGGATCTTGTACCCCGCCTCGGGGTCCTGGTCGTTGCCGATCTTGGTCTGGTAGGACAGGCCGAAGGTCTTGCGCGGCTGCTGGCCGACCAGAACACCGACGGTCGGCTCGGCGGAACCGTCGCACACCGACCACTCGTCCGGGTAGGTGAAGGCCTCGATGGTGCCGCCGAACTGCTCCACCGAGAGCAGGTTCAGGTAGACCATGTTGTCGGCGTACTGCTTGTTGGACTCGGCGCCCGACGGCGACTCGGTGACGGTCGTCAGACCGTTCCAGGCGACCCCCTCGTCGTAGTCGCCGTCGTTCAGGAGGTAGAGGACGCCCTTGGACACACCGGTCTCGTAGGTGCGCTCTCCGGGCTTGTCCCACTGAAGGGAAGTCATGTTGTGGTGCTCCTCAGAAATAGAGCTCGAAGACGTCGTGATTGAGGCTGTCCGCTACGAAGAACCGGTTGAAGGCGCACATAGGCAGAGCCGCAACCTTTTCCAGAGCCTCATTATCAGGATCCCTGGAAATAAGCGTCACTTGGTAGCGTTGCGTGTAGCTGTACGGCTTGTTGCCTGCGTACTCAGTACGGGCACTGTCTCGCTGGTACACAATGCAGGGATACTGCATTTGTACATTGACGGTGGGCTGGAAATATACGTGTGTACTTCCCAGCACACCCTCAAGGAGTGCCTGCAACTGCTCCCTTCGGACCGTTGTAGACACCCCCCAATGTCAGGAGAAGGCGGGGGCTCCGTACTTCGACGTCAGAAACCGTCCACAGAGTCCCCGCCCACTCGACATAGCGAATGGCAAAGAAATTTGCGTTGGCGTACGCATCAGCAACAATGCTGATTGAGTTACTCACAGAGAGATCACCATTTACGTGTTCTCCCTCACGAAGTTGCCGAATGTTCCGAACGACATCGCCGAAATATGAGATCTCGGTGATCACGTCGTCCCAAACGCCGGGCTTCGTCTCAACAGATGTGCCGTAACCTACCTTTCCGAAATATCGTGCCATCGCTGGTGACGCCTCCGATCAGGAAGCGTTCCGCTTGAACTGCCACGACTGGTCGGCGTCGTCCGAGAAGTAGTAGCCGGACGCGGGCGACGCGTAGATCGTGGTGGTGGCACCGGCCGCCAGAGCGGTCTGGTCACCGGCGGTCAGGGTGGTGCCGTTGCTGTTCTTGTAGACCACGCCGGTCTTGGTCGGGATGGTGACGACGCCGGTGGTCTTGCTGAAGGCCGGGACGGTCGGCTCGACCAGGACGTTGGCCGCGGCCGTCTTCCGGATGACGAGAGCCGCCTTCGGACGGACCAGCGCACCCGACATGCGGGTCTCCAGCAGGTACTTCTGCTGGTTGTAGTCGATGTCGAAGTCGTCGAACATCGTCAGCTCGCCGCCGCGGTCCGTACCGACGTTGTAGTCGTCCAGGTTGACGATGATGCCGACCAGGTCGGCGATCTCCTTCATCGGCTCGACGAGCTGGATGTCCTTGACGCCGAGCGCGTCCGCGACCTCCTGCTTGTTCGCGTAGTACCGACGACCGTTGAGGTCGCGGGCCTTCAGGAACTTGTTGAGCTGGGGGACCGTGGTGTAGAAGGTCGGGGTGCCGGTGCCCTTGTAGAACTCCATGCCGTCCATGACCGAGTCCACGACCTCCTCGTAGGAGGAGTTGGCGTCGTCGACGTTGACGTTGAGCGTCGTGACGAACAGCTCGTGGTCGTTGAGGATGGAGCGGACGCCGGTACCGTCGGCGGCGCCGAGCGGGTCCTTGACCTTGTCCTCGTCCGAGACCGAGCGGCCGTCACCGATGAGGATCGCGCGGGCGATTTCCTCCTCGGTCATCAGGCGCATCTCGCCCTTGAGGAAGGCGACGATGTCGAAGTCCGTGATGTCGAGCATGTCGTCACGGTCGAGCTTCTGCTTCTTGTAGATCGTGGTGGGGCCGGTGGTCCGCTTGGTGACGCCGAACCACTCCTCGATCTTGTAGTTGCCCTTGATGTAGCCCTTGGCGCGGGCCTCGTCCTGGGTCAGGTCGGCGGTGAAGGTCTTGATGCGGGAGAACGGGGTGTGACGCGTGCCGTTGAGGACGGACGAGACCCACTCGGTCCGGCGCTTCTCCAGCTCGACGATCCCCGTGGCCGCCTTCGCGTCCGGGAAGAGGATGTCGATGTCGGTGATGCCGTGCTGGAGGGCGTAGTCCTCGACGGCGTCCTTCAGCGAACCGAGCTTCTCGGCGTGCTTGACGATGCCGCGGACGTCGTCGGTGGTGAGGGTGTGCTTGATCGAGCCACCCTTCTTGTCGGCGGTCTGGTCGAAAACGTTGCGCGACATGTCGTCGCCTCCTTCGTTGTGGGTGAGGGCGGAGTGCTGGGCGCTGTTCGCGGCCTGCTCGAGTGCGACGCCGATGAAGTAGTGGAGCACGTCCTGCTGCTCCGGGCTCATCGAGTCGTAGACGTCCTGGACGGTGGCGTCCGCTCCCATGGCGTGCTCCACTTCACCGCCATCGGCGCCGTCTCCGGACTCTTCGCCGTCCTCGTCGTCGAGCTCTTCGTCGTCCTCCAGCTCTTCGTCGTCCTCCTCGTCGGAGTGACCGATGTCGAGGCCGTCTTCGAGGACCGTCTTGATGACCGCCTCGTCGTCGAGCTCCTGGAGGGAACCGTCGCCGTGCTGGATCGAGATGTAGTCGATCATCGCACCGGGGTTGGCACCGGCGAGAACGAGGCTGACCTCGCGGATCTGGCCGTGGACGACGTTCTTCGCCTTCTCCACCAGCTGGTTGGCGTAGATGGAGAGGGCGCTGATGTCCTTGTGCTGGACCATCTGCTTGGCCGTCTGGCCCTGCTTGGTCGTGTTGAAGAACCCGTAGGCGTAGACGCCGTCGTCGCGGTTCTCCAGAATGGCGTGCCCGAGGACGTTGTCGACGCTGCCGTGACCGTGCTGCCAGACCAGAGGCACCTGCTTCTGGTCCATGTGCTCGAAGGCACCGCGCATGATGGTTCGACCGTCGGTGCACTTGAGGCCAGCCTTGGTGGCCCAGCCGCCGAAATCGGCTTCCATTTTGACTGCTCCTTCCTACTTCGTCTTGTGGGTCTGGGATCCGATAGCACCGCTCTTGTG